TAGCCGCCAAGAAATGGACAACATTGTCATGGGGCGAGAAGTGGAGCAAGCCGTTCGGTTTCCCCGCAGACACCTCCTCGTGGTTCATCAGCGGAGCATCGGCCAGTGGAAAAAGTTCTTTCGTGATGCAACTGGGCAAAGAGCTGTGCAACTACGGGACGGTGTTGTACCTCAGCTACGAGGAGGGCGTGAACCAGAGTTTCCAACGCCGTATGGGTTACCTGAAAATGAACGAGGTGCAGGGTAAGTTCCGGGTCGCAGTGGACGAAAGTTATGAAGAGGTCATGGAGCGACTGAAAAAGCCGAAAAGCCCGAAGTTCATTATCATCGATTCTTTTCAGGTCGCCCCGTGCGACTATCCGCAGGCCAAGGAACTGATGGACTGCTTTCCGAAGAAGTGCTTTATATGGGTAAGCCAAGAGAAAAAGAGCCAGCCGATGGGAAGCGGTGCGCTGAAGCTGAGATATATCTGCGACATGAAATTGCGTGTGGTGGGTTATAAGGCATACTGTCAGGGACGTTCCATCGGTGAGCCGGGAAGCTATTTCGTGGTATGGGAAGAAGGAATCATTCAAACGAGTAACAACTTGTGATATGGAAAAGCGAATGCGAAAAAGGCGGGCAAATCTCCTGTACCGTCTCCGGAAGAAAGGAGTCCGGTGCATCACCAAGCGCCGCATCATAGAGTACCCTTATGGCGGAAACCCGCTGGGCGTGATACAGATAAGACGGCTGACGTCGGAATATGATTTTTATGTACAATTTGTAATAACCGATTAAGACATGAGCACAAGAAAGAACATCATCGAATTGGAGACACCGCCATACCTCACTGTCTGGAAACCGGACGAGGCTGCACTGGAAGTATTTTGCAGCCCCGGGCATGTATGCAGCTGTTGCAATGGCAACGGTTGGATATGGGGCGAGAACGAGATAGGAAAGTCTATACACAAGGATTGTCCCGTATGCAGGGGCAGTGGAGAACTCGAAGCCGTCGTTACCATAGAGTGGAAACCTTCAAAACAATAGAAACATGACACAAGAGATAACCAATTTCGCACGTTTTTACGCTTTGTTCAA